CAACATGGCTGCGAGTAAATACTGTAAAGACCCCAACTATGCTAAGGGTAAAAAGAAAAAGTAATGGCAAAGATTTCAACATATACCACGGATAACAATATCTCACCAAATGACAAGCTGATAGGCACAGATGCTGACAGCAATAATGAGACGAAGAACTTTCTAATCTCTGACATCAGTGCATACATATCAGGCGGTATTTCCGCCAACTTGGCTGTGACCAATGTACTGAACGCATCAGACACGCACAACCAAGTGCCTTCGGGGTTAGACACTCCACTGCAGGTAACATTTGGGATTTCACAGGGTACTGTTGCTGACCCGGTTATGGTTGACGCTTCGGGTAACGTAACATTCAACGAGTCGGGCATATACCTAATTAATGGTGCTGCAAGCTTTGAGCGTCAAGGCTCATCAAGTGGTAGTGCTGTTATTGCATTCAGGGCACTTATCAATGGCGTACAGGCAGGCGCAACAAAGGTTGTTGAGTTGAGGCAAACGGAAACTATTATACCGTATGACCTTACGATACCAATCAATGCAACTGCAGGTGACGTGCTCACATGGGAGATAATGCGAGACAGTTCAGGTGTAAACCAAGGCGGACTATATTCGCATACATTGTTAGGCGGGTGGAGCAATGTGCCATCAGCAACACTAAACATATACAAGGTAGGAATATAAACATAAACATAAACATTAACATTAAAAAAATAAACAGACATGGCAATACCAAACGGAACAAGATTTATAGGCATATCACAAGAGGTAGACCTTACAGAAAGAAAGTCAACTTTATTAAACAGCTTAACAGAGCCTTATACATTCCCTGATGACTTCAATGCATCTTCATATCTATCATATGCGGGAACTATGCTAAACTTTGGTAGCAATCAATTAAGTCCACTTGGTGGTGATACTGCTGACTTTGGAACTATTAAAGACCTATCAAACGAGCATATAGGATTTGTTGTAGTGAGTCAAGATTGCAAGGTTGCATCATTAGGGTGGCAGTGGGCTGCTAATATTAGTATTACTACAGCTGCAGGAGCTAATAAAGCATTAACATTTAAAATTTCAACAGCATCTGTAGGAGGCAACATGAATAATCCTGTATTATGGACTGACTATTATATAACGACAACAGTTGATACTGACACAGCTCCATATCCCGGATTTGTAGAAGATGTATCAGCGTTGAATATTAATGTTCCCGCAGGGAGTGTTGTGGCTGTTACTGCATTAAGCCCTACTCCATTTGATAATGACAGAACATTAGAAGCGAATGTAAGTATAACATTAGAGTCTGTATAGATATAATAAAGGTCTACCACTGAAGAAGGGAAGGGTAACGAAGGGTTACACAAAGAGATAGGATATGGCTGACAAGAGTAAGATGAAGTGCAATCGGGTTACTAAATCTGATAGGGCAGGCAAGAAGAAGATGGTGAAGGCGTGTGCTAACGGCAAAGAGAAGTTGATACACTTCGGTGCTGAGGGCTACGGTCACAACTATTCTGCTGCTGCACGCAAGTCTTTCCGGGCACGACACAAGTGTAGCACAGCAAAAGACAAGATGACTCCACGGTATTGGGCGTGCAAGAATTTGTGGGCAGGTCCGGGCGGATCGACCAAGTCAAGTCCTAAAAATAGAAAAGGAAAATATTAGTATATTTGCATTATGAGAGATTTAAGTAAGCCACTATCTGAAAGCAAGTTTGATAAAGAACCTAAGAAGAAGAAGAAGAAGACTAAGGAGGAAAAGAAGACTGCACGCAGAGAAAAGCTTACAGAGATTGCAGGTGGAATAGCAGGTGTAGGGACTCTTGGGTTGATTATTTTGAGCAAGTCCGCTAAGAATAAAAGTGGAGTATCAGTAGGAAAATAAAAGAAACAATGGGAAAGTTATTAATACGATTAGGAACATGGCTACAGGGCTTGGGTAACAGGCTGAAGTGTAAGTGGAACGGTGGCGTATGCAAGCTGATGTTCAAGGTTAATGACTGCCCACAGAGATTATTTTGTGACTGTAAAAATAAGAGATGCAGCTAAGTGAGAAGTCGAAGGGGTTCGGTGATACTGTAGCCAAGGTGACAAGGCTGACAGGCATTAAGTCTGTGGTAGACACCATATCAAAGAAGACAGGCAAGGACTGCGGATGCAACAAGAGGAGAGATACATTAAACAGGATTATACCATATAAACAACAGTTATGAAATATTCAAGAGATTTAAGTAGACCATTAGCAGAAAGCAGAATGGATATAGACCGCTCACCAAGCAGGAGAGGTAAGTCAAGAGCCGCTAAAACACAGTATGATAACAAGGTAGCACCTGTTGGATTGAAAGTCCCTGAACTTCCAAAATATAAAGATGCGAATAATTATAGCTTCTTAAAGGAAAAAAGATTTAGAAAACAAATAAACAAAAGCAAATAGCTATGAGAAACTTAAGTACACCATTAGCCCCATCAACATTTGGACCGGGCGGAGGGAAGAAAAAAAAGAAAAAGATGGGTGGGGGCAAATGCCACACGAAGAGTACATCATATTCCATATGCGGACCAAAGAAAAAGAAGAATCCTGCTGATGCATCTTTAGGAAAGAAAATTTTAAGTGGATTACCTGTTTTAGGAGGCATTACAGCAGCATTTATAATTTCAGGTAAAAAAAATAAATAGACATGGCAACACCAACAGTACCAACAGGATATAACATAGGACACTATCAAAACGCATTCAACTTAATCCCATCGGATAGTGCGACAATACCAGACCCCAAAAATATTTTAGGAACAGGCAATTCAGATGGATCAACGGTTGCTGCAAATAAATTAATTGACAACACCGTAGACTTTGTGAAGCTAGGCGTTCAGGTTGGTGCTACTGTATACAACCTTCAGGCAGGTGCTGCATCAAACGTTACTGCTGTAGCTGAGAATGAGTTGACACTAGATGAAGACATCTTCACAGTAGTCAATCAGTTTTATGGCGTAGCAAACAACTCTGCAATATCAGGTGCTGATGCTATATGGACAGGAACAGGTGGAGATATAAATGGTATAACAAAGCAAGGTCTTGGTATATTAATCCCAAGCGTACCTGCAAACACAATACTACCAATATCATTCCTTAAAGTTTATGCTACTGACACTACAGCATCAGGGATGATTGCATTATTTTTAGCCTAGTTATATTAAAGAGATGACTTTGGATGACGTAAAAATATGGTGCATAAATTCAGGGGTGTTGGCTATCTCGTTCACAGAGGTTGAGATGTTGTTAAAGATATTGTTACTTTCTAGTACGATAGTGTACACAATCCAAAAGATTGTCATAAACAACAAATGAGATCAATTAAGAAGATAGTAGTCCACTGCAGTGCAACACGGGAGGGGCAGGATATAAGCACTGAAACTATCCGTGATTGGCATGTAAACCAAAATGGTTGGTCAGACATTGGATACCATTACGTTGTTGAGTTGGACGGAAAGGTTGTTGTTGGAAGAGATGTAGCGAAGGTAGGTGCACACACGAAGGGGCACAACTCTGACAGTATCGGGGTGTGTTACGTTGGTGGGGTAGAGTCTGACGGGACAACTCCTAAGGATACCCGGACAGACAGTCAGAAGTTAAGCCTGCTAAACCTCATCACGGTTTTGAAGTCGATGTATCCTAACGCTACAGTATACGGACACAGAGACTTTTCTATAAAGGCTTGTCCGAGTTTTGACGCAAAGAAAGAGTATGAATAAGGTAATAGAATGGTTTAGTGGCACAATGGTTAAGGATGTGCTTGGAGGTCTTGATGGGCTTATTACGTCTAAGGAAGAGAAGATGCAGGCAGAGATTGCACTGAAGCAGATATTCATACAGAAAGAGTTAGAGCTGCAGAAGATGCAGACGGACATCATTATTGAGGAGGCTAAGGGTAACTTCCTTCAGAGAAGTTGGAGACCTATCCTTATGTTAGCCTTTGGATTCATTGTTATATATGTTAAGTTCTTAGCCCCACTGTTTGGGCTTACTATACCACCGTTAGAGAATGAGTTTTGGAATTTATTACAGCTAGGTATAGGTGGATACGTTATAGGAAGAACGGGTGAGAAGATGATGGATTCCTTCACATTCGGTCGTGAAAAACGCAAGAAGCGGGATAATAAAGAATAATTGCTTATATTTGCCAAAAATCAAATAAAATGGCAAAATTAAGTAAGAGTGAATTGGAAAAGATTCACAAGCTGATGAATGACTTCAATCAGTTAAAGATTCAGTTAGGAGATACGATGATCACACAGCACAACCTCTTATCAAAGGTTGATGAGTTGAAGGTTCAGTATGCTGAGGAGGAGAGACTATTAATTGACAAGTACGGATCAGATGCTGTCATCAACATCCAAACGGGTGAGGTGACTGACAAGTCCGGTGAATCATAGCATTATGGACATTAGGAAGATAAGTATAGGACCTGACTACAAGTCGGGGGCTATGCACTACATCGTAGGGCAGCAGATATTAAACGGCACTCATACTATCCACTTGATAATGATGGACGAAAAGAGTGACTCTATTAAGATATGGATAGAGGGCGAGAATGAGGAGATATTACTTTGGAAGGAGTTCACTTCATCGATGCCTGTATCTATTGAGTACAACATAAACTTCTAATGCGGTCACCATTTTTCTTCATAGCAAAACCAAAGGACGATAGGCGTTACAATAACACCAAAGAGATTGGTGGGGTTGAGGTAATAACTAGCACGTCAGAGGAGGACTTCCGTTTTTCTAATCGTGAGGCTATTGTCCAAGAGTTACCATTGGGTTACACAGGACCTATCAAGGTTGGTGATACACTACTTGTACACCACAACGTATTTAAGTTTTACAATGACATGAAGGGTAGGCGTAGGAGTGGAAGGAGTTTCTTTAGGGATGACTTGTTCTTCATAGAGCCTGACCAATTCTTTATGTACAAGAACGAGGATGGTTGGCATGCATATGACAGGTATTGCTTTGTAGAGCCTGTGCCTGTAGAAGACTCGTATATATACAAGAACACAAAGGAAGAGCCGTTAGTAGGCGTGATGAGATACCCTAATGAGTACCTGCGTTCAATGGGGGTTACTGAGGGTAGTAAGGTTTCATTCAAGCCTGAGACTGAGTATGAGTTTTATGTTGACGGGGAACGGATGTATAGAATGTTTGACAGTCATATAACGATGATACTATCATGATGAGTTCAAAGGATACCAAGTTAAAGATTATTGAGGCGGGTCACAGGGCTGTAGAGCAACTGATAAAGGTTGCAAAGGAGGATATTATAAAGCACGACCCTGAGGATGAGCTTTCGGCAGATAGGTTAAAGAATGCTGCTGCCACAAAGAAGCTTGCAATCTTTGATGCCTTTGAGATATTAAACAGGATAGAGGCTGAGAGGGAGGCTATTGAGTCGTTAGATGGTGGGTCAAGTAAGGTAGACACAAGACAAGGTTTTGCAGAAAGAAGATCTAAATAGTATATACAGGGTTGTTGAAGACTACATACCGAAGAGCGTACTGTCAAACAAGAACAAGGCGAAGAGTTGGGCGTATGGCTATGACCAAGCGTATGACCTTGTCATAATATCTAAGGATGGAACTCTAGGTGAGGTTGTTGAGATTCAGAACCTGAAGATAGGATTGCCACTAGCACCAAAGAATTGTTTCAAGAGGCACGACAAAAAAGAAAAGCAGTATTGGGAGCGTAAGGAATTACCAAAGGAACTTGCAAAGATACAATCAATTTTTCAATGGAATGAGATGACCAAGGAGTTTAAGTCTCGTTGGGTTGACTTTATTGAGAACGAGTTTGACCACAGGGAGTTTGGCTATTGGTTTATGAATAACGGCAAGCCTACATACATCACAGGGTCACACTATATGTACCTTCAGTGGGCATCTATTGACGTAGGATACCCGGACTATCGGGAGGCTAATAGGATACTGCATATATTTTGGGAGGCGTGTAAGGCTGACAAGAGAAGCTTTGGTATAGTGTACTTGAAGATTAGGCGTTCAGGATTCTCGTTTATGTCATCGTCTGAGTGTATCCACACGGCAACACTTGCAAAGGATGCAAGGGTTGGGATACTATCAAAGACGGGTAGTGATGCCAAGAAGATGTTCACGGACAAGGTTGTGCCTATAAACAGCAGACTGCCATTCTTCTTCAAGCCTATTATGGACGGTATGGACAGACCTAAGACTGAGTTGGCGTATCGTGTACCTGCGTCTAAGATTACAAAGAAGAATATGTTTGACTCGGAGGATGATGTGATAGAGGGGTTGGATACCACAATAGATTGGAAGAACACGGATGACAACAGCTACGATGGTGAGAAGCTATTGCTGTTAGTGCATGACGAGAGTGGTAAGTGGATAAAGCCGAATAACATCCTGAACAATTGGCGAGTGACTAAGACATGTCTAAGACTAGGTAGTAAGATTATTGGAAAGTGTATGATGGGTTCTACTTCTAATGCACTGTCTAAGGGTGGTGATAATTTCAAGAAGCTTTATGAGGATTCAAACGTTGAGAAGCGTAGTGCTAATGGACAGACTAAGAGTGGGATGTATAGCCTATTTATACCGATGGAGTGGAACATGGAGGGATTCATTGACAGGTATGGTATGCCTGTGTTCAGATCTCCTGAGAAGCCTGTGTTGGGTATAGACAATGAACTAATATCATACGGTGCTATAGACTATTGGCAGGCTGAGGTCGACTCTTTGAAGAATGACGCTGATGGGTTGAATGAGTTCTATCGTCAGTTTCCAAGAACTGAGTCACATGCATTCAGGGATGAGAGCAAGCAGTCTATATTTAATTTGACGAAGATATACCAACAGATAGACTACAACGACTCTCTTATTATGGAGCACCACGTTACTCGTGGGTCTTTTAGTTGGAAGGACGGTATAAAGGACACGAAGGTTATATTCTCACCGAACAAGAGTGGAAGGTTCTATGTGAGTTGGACACCAAGCTCAAAGATAAACACAACACCAATAAAGAGGAACGGTGTGATGTACCCACCCAATGAGCACCTTGGTGCATTTGGCTGTGACTCGTATGACATATCAGGAGTAGTTGGCGGTGGTGGATCGAATGGTGCACTGCACGGGCTTACAAAGTTCAGCATGGATGACGCACCTAGTAATGAGTTCTTTTTGGAGTACATAGCAAGACCTCAGACTGCTGAGATATTTTACGAGGATGTGTTGATGGCGTGTGTATTCTATGGTATGCCTATACTTATAGAGAACAACAAGCCAAGGTTGTTATACCACTTTAAGAATAGGGGGTACAGGGGGTACTGCTTGAACAGACCCGACAAGCACTATACGAAGCTCTCTAAGACAGAGAAAGAGCTTGGGGGTATACCTAACACTAGTGAGGATGTAAAGCAGGCTCACGCATCAGCTATAGAGTCCTACATTGAGAAGTATGTAGGCATTGACATGGAGGGTTCGTACAGACCATCTGACGAGTATGGCTCTATGATATTCCCGAGGACGCTTGAGGATTGGGCAAAGTTTGACATTACCAACAGGACTAAGTTTGATGCGTCAATCAGTTCGGGTTTGGCGATTATGGCGTGTCAGAAACACCTATATCAGCCTGAAAAAAAAGAGTCAAAAATAAACATTAACTTTGCAAGATATAATAACAAGGGAACAATAAGTCAAATTATTACATGAAAGATGTCAAGATAAACATTTCCGCTACAGGATTTCCAAGCCAATTTGTTTCTGATGCTGAGAAGAGTTCAGATTCTTTTGGGTTACAGATTGGTCAGGCTATTCAATACGAGTGGTTCAAGAAGGATGGAAACCAATGTAGGTTTTATGACCAATGGAGAAACTTTCACAGACTAAGACTATATGCAAGGGGTGAGCAATCTGTTGGTAAGTACAAGAATGAGTTGGCTATCAATGGCGACCTATCTTACCTTAACTTAGATTGGACACCTGTTCCTATTATGCCAAAGTTTGTAGACATTGTTGTTAACGGAATGTCTGACAGGCTATTCAAGGTTAGTGCGTATGCACAGGATGCAATATCACAATCAAAGAGGAGTAGGTATCAGACGATGATACAGGGGCAGATGGCAGCCAAACCTATCTTGGATATTATACAAGACAAGGCGGGTGTTAATCCGTTTACTGTAGACCCTGAGGAGCTTCCATCTACGGATGAGGAGTTGGCGTTGTATATGCAACTGAACTACAAGCCGGCTATTGAGATAGCTGAGGAGCAGGCTATAAACACAATGCTAGATGAGAACAAGTATATTGACCTCAGGAAAAGGCTTGACTATGATTTGACTGTATTAGGCATAGCCACAGCAAAGCATGAGTTCCTTCCGGGTTCGGGTGTTGAGGTAAAGTATGTAGACCCTGCAAATGTGGTGTATAGTTACACCGAAGATCCACACTTCAAGGATTGCTTTTATTGGGGTGAGATTAAAACAGTTCCAATAACTGAGTTAATCAAGATAGACCCTACGCTAACTAAAGAAGACTTAGAAGAAATATCAAAGAGTGGGCAGAGTTGGTATGACTACTATAACACTGCTCAGTATTACGACAACGATATATTCTACAGAGACACTGTTACGTTGATGTACTTCAACTACAAGACCACCAAGAAGATGGTGTACAAGAAGAAGAAGAATGATGAGACGGGTGCGGTTAAGGTTATTGAGAAGGACGACCAATTCAATCCACCACAGGAGATGATGGACGAAGCGAACTTCGAGAAGATTGAGAAGACTATTGACGTTTGGTATGATGGGGTTATGGTGATGGGGACAAACTACTTACTGAAGTGGGAGGTTGCTGAGAATATGGTTAGACCTAAGTCAACTAGTCAGCATGCGTTACCAAACTATGTAGCCGTTGCACCTCGGATGTATAAGGGTGTTATTGAGTCTTTGGTTAGACGCATGATACCATTCGTAGACTTGATACAGATTACGCACTTAAAGCTACAGCAGGTTATATCTAAGGTTGTACCTGACGGTGTTTTTATTGATGCAGACGGATTGAACGAGGTTGATCTCGGTACGGGTGCTGCATACAACCCTGAGGATGCGTTGAGGTTATACTTCCAAACGGGTAGTGTTATTGGTCGTTCATATACACAGGATGGTGAGTTCAACAACGCACGAGTTCCTATCCAACAGCTAACATCAAATTCAGGCTCTTCTAAGGCTCAAATGCTTATAGGCAACTATAACCATTACATGAACATGTTACGCACTGTAACAGGCTTAAATGAAGCGAGAGACGGTAGTATGCCTGACCCTGACTCCTTGGTTGGGTTACAGAAGTTGGCTGCACTTAATTCAAACACTGCGACTAGACACATCCTTGACGGAAGTCTATATATGTTCAGGTCGTTATCAGAGGCGTTGACATATAGAATAAGTGACATACTAGAGTACTCTGACTTTAAGGATGACTTCATAAACAAGATAGGGAAGTACAACGTGTCTATCCTTGAGGATATAAAAGAATTATACTTATATGACTTTGGTATCTTCATTGAGGTAGCACCTGATGAAGAGCAGAAGGCACTACTTGAGCAGAATGTTCAGATGGCTTTATCTAAGGGTGACATAAACCTAGAGGATGCGATAGACATTAGGGAGGTTAAGAATATAAAGCTAGCCAATCAGTTGCTGAAGGTTAAGCGTAAGATGAAGCAGGAGCGTGAGCAGAAGATGGCTATGCAACAGCAGGCTATTCAGGCACAGCAACAGATGCAGTCTCAGCAGATGGCAGCACAGACTGCTATGCAGAAGATTCAGATGGAGGCACAGGCTCAATTACAGGCTTCACAGACTGAGTTGCAAACTAGAATGCAACTAAGAGAGCAGGAGGCTCAGTTGAAGTTGATGCTAATGGAGCGAGAGTTTCAGATGAACCTTCAGTTGAGAGGTATGGAGGTGTCAAACTTGACTGAGAGAGAGAAGATGAAGGAGGATGCTAAGTCTAAGCGTATCAGTCAGCAGAACACAGAGCAGAGTAAGCTTATCAACCAACGCAAGAATAACTTACCTCCATTAAACTTTGAGTCTAATGAGGACAGTTTGGATGGTTTTGACCTAGCTGAGTTCTCTCCTCGGTAGTATAAAAAATATAAAATAAAAAACTATTAACTTTGTAAAAAATTTAATTATATGGAATTTAAAGTAAAAGCCATTGATGGCATAGAGCAGAAGTCTGTTCAGGAGATAGAAAGTGAATTATTAAAATCGCACGAAGAGCAACACAATGACACTGATACTACTGAGCATACTAATGAGGAAGTTGGTGAACAAGTTGAAACAAATGTTGAAGCTGAAGTTACCGCAGAATTAAAAGAAGAAGACGTTCTTTCATTTATTAAGAATAGGTACAATAAGGAGGTTTCATCTGTTGAGGACTTATTTCAGCAAAGAGAAGAGGCTGAAGAACTCCCTGAAGATGTGGCTGCTTATTTGAAATACAAGAAGGAGACGGGTAGAGGTTTTGAAGACTTCTCTAAGTTGAATAGAGATATTGAGAACATCGACACTGACAAACTCCTTAAAGATTACTTGACTGCTACTGAGGAAGGTCTTGATGAGGAAGACATCGAGGCACTCATGGAGGATTATTCATATGATGAAGACTTTGACGATGAGTCATCAGTAAAGAAGATTAAGTTAAAAAAGAAAAAGGCAATTGCTAAAGCCAAACAATACTTTGAGGCTGAAAAAGAAAAGTACAGAGTTCCTCTTGAGTCAAGCGGGAGTTCTATTTCTGAGGAAGACAAGAAGGCATTGGAAGACTATAAGCAATATGTTCAACAGGCGACAACTTACGAAGAGGAAGCCAAGCGTAAATCTGAATGGTTTATGCAGAAGACTGACGAAGTATTCGGAGGAGAGTTCAAAGGTTTTGAGTTCTCTGTTGATGGAGACAACAAGGTCGTATACTCTCCGGGGGATTCAAAGGAATTGTTGAATGCTCAAAAAAATCCGTCAACTTTTATTCAGAAGTTTTTGGATGACGATGGGCTTTTAAATGATGCAGTTGGATACCATAAGTCATTAGCCGTAGCGATGAATCCTGAGAAATTCGCCAAGTTCTTTTATGAGCAGGGCAAGGCGTATGCGACTGAGGATGTGATGCGTAAAACAAAAAACATAAACATGACAACACGCAGCACGCCTGAGGTTACAAACAATGGAGGAGTCAAAATCAGAGCCGTAAATCCTTCAACGGGTAGAGGCTTGAAAATAAAAAGTAGAAACTAAACAATTAAAAAACTAAAAACTAGAAAAAATGGCAGGATCAGTTAGTGCAACTCCGGGATTTGCTTTACAGCCAAGTGCAGAGCAAGTACCATTAGCGAGCAATTATATTACGAATTTCGATTTCTTGAATCAGTATCTTCCTGATACATATGAGAAAGAATTTGAAAGATACGGCAATCGTACAGTTTCATCATTCCTAAGAATGGTAGGAGCAGAAATGCCGTCAAACTCAGACCTTATCAAGTGGGCAGAGCAAGGACGATTACATACTAAGTATGTTGATTGTGAGTCTGCTGCTGCTGCAGGTTCTGATACAGCTACAATTACAGTAAGTGACACATTAGTACCGGGTTCAGGTTCTATTGCAATCCGTGTAGGTCAGACGGTTATGATCTCTGACAATGCGGGTACAGGTTCAAACAAGGGTATCGTTACAGCGGTTGATACTGCTTTAGGTACATTTGATGTGGCTTACTACGAAGCAGGTGGACAAGTTCCTGCTGCAGGTCAGACATTAAGCGTGTTCATTTACGGTTCTGAGTTCAAGAAGGGAACTACAGGAATGGAAGGATCTTTAGAGGCTGACGATGAAATCTTCGAGAACTCTCCAATTATCATCAAAGACAAGTATGCAGTGTCAGGTTCTGACATGGCTCAAATCGGATGGGTTGAGGTGACCACTGAGAACGGTGCAAGCGGATACCTTTGGTATTTGAAGTCTGAGCATGAGACTCGTCTACGTTTCGATGACTACTTAGAGACAGCTATGATTGAAGCAGTTCCTGCTGAAGCGGGTTCAGGTGCTATCAGTGCAGTTGGTAACGTTGGAAACAAAGGTTCTGAGGGTGTATTCTTCGTTGTAGAAAACAGAGGAAACGTATGGGGCGGTGGATTCCCTGACACTCTTGCTGAGTTCGATACTATCGTATCTCGACTAGATGCACAGGGTGCTATTGAGGAGAACGTGTTGTTTGTTAACCGTGAATTTTCTTTCGGTATTGACGACATGTTGGCTACTCAAAACTCTTACGGTC